ATGAATTAAATGGTTGGGATACTTCTCGTATGGGAACTATGGATTTTGATAATCTAGAGATCGCAGACTTAGAATCATTCTCCAAAGCAGTTCAGCGTTTCGCAAGTACTTCTATCCTTGAAGTTGATCGTGCAGTATTGAATAGAGTTCGTGAATCAATTGGTGTAGATGCTTTACCGGATGATGAAGAACCTAATCAGGAATTGTTACCTGCTATGACTTCTCGTAGTGGTGATGGTTTTAAAACTGCAGGTGAAGGTACTTCAACAAATCCTTCAGGAACAGATACTTCTAGTAATAACCTAGAAAATGCTGCGTGACGAGTCATGCGAGACAAAGCCCTTGCAGGATAATAAGACTGCTGTATTATATTGGTTACACCTAAAAGAACACACTGACGTATTCACACAGGGATACGTTGGTGTTACTACTCGTCTGATTGATATACGATTCAAGGAACATTGTAAAAAATTTAATAATTCTTACAATACAAATAATCCTTTGCATGTTGCCTTTGGTACTTACGGTGTAGATAATATAGTAAAAACTAGATTATGTGTATGCGATGTAGACAAGGCTTATGAACTGGAGAAAATATTTCGTCCATTGCAGTACATGGGTTGGAATACTGTAGAAGGTGGTAAGTTCCCGTCTTCTGTCATTGATATGTTATACAGAAAAAGAAATATTTAGAAGATATTATTAAAAGTAAATACACTTGAATTACTATCAATTCTATGATATAATAGTTTACAAATACCCCGAGTAACTCTCGGGGTTATTGTTGTTTATAAAGGAAATAATAATGCAACCAGCGCACATTGATCTGGAGATTTACAAAGGTTCAACTTTTGTCAAAATCATCCAATGGAAAACAGGAACTCCACCTGTAGCAGTTAATCTCACTGGTTGTACTGCTAGAATGCAAATTAGGAAATCTGTAAATGATACAACCGTATTAGATACTCTTACTACAGAAAATTCTAAACTTGTTATTCACGAGCCTCTTAATGGTAAGTTTAAAATTGTAATTCCAGCTTCTGTTTCTACCACTTATGCTTTTACAAGTGCAGTGTATGATCTTGAACTTGTATTCACAGACTTAACAGTAACCCGAGTAATCGAAGGTTGCTTTACTGCAGCACCAGAGGTGACTAGATGACAACAGAAGTAATTATAGAAACAATTTATGATACCATAATTGTAGATGATTCTTCTGATACTGTTTTAATTGAAACTCCCGGTGAAGTTACTGTCATTACTGCAGCAGAGCAAGGTCCACCCGGACCATCAGGTATTCAAAATATTAGCGATGCACTTGACGTAGATTCTACAAACAAAATAGATGGTTCAGTTCTAGTTTATTCTAGTCAAAATCAAAAATGGGTAGCAACTACTCAACTCGAAAACCAGAATGTTGAATCTGGACATTATTAATTAAGGAAAAATTATGGCTTCTATTGTAAGAATTAAACGTTCTGAAGTATCTGGTAATCCATCTACACTTGGTCAAGGTGAGTTAGCATACTCAGCACTAACTGACAATGGTGTAAACGGTGGTGATCGCTTATATATTGGCATGGGTACTGAAACTGCAGGTAATGCAGTTAATCACGTTGTAGTTGGTGGTAAATACTTCACTGACAAACTAGATCACAATCCCGGTACACTCACTGCAAACTCTGCTATCATCGTAGGTACTGACAGTAAGATTGACAACCTAAAAGTAGACAACTTAGATATTGATGGCAACACCATCAGTTCTACAAATGCTAACGGTAACGTAAACATTGCACCAAATGGTTCAGGTTCTGTAGTACTAGATGGTCAAAGCTGGCCTCAAACATCCGGTACAAACGGACAATATTTAAAAACTGACGGTTCAGGTCAATCATCTTGGAGTAGCTTACCTCCTAGTGATTTCACAATTGCTGGTGATACAGGTAGCGATCTTTTTAGCACTGGTGGTACACTAAACTTCATTGGTACTGACCCAATTGATACTGCTGTTACAGACGATACAGTAACTATCTCAATTAAAGACGCTTCCAATACTACCAAGGGTGCTGCCTCTTTTAATAACATTGATTTCAGTGTAACCGCTGGCGCTGTAAGTATAAACCACGAAGCTATCCAAGATATCGTTGGTGGTATGGTTTCTAGTAATACTGAAAATGGTATTGCAGTTACTTATGACGATACAAATGGTAAGTTAGATTTCGCAGTAAACAACCCTGTCATTACCATCTCTGGTGACGTAGACGGTACTGCTACAATGACAAACTTGGGTAACACTACAATTGCTGTTACTCTAGATACAGTTAACTCTAATGTAGGTACATTTGGTTCAGCCTCTTCTGTTCCTGTCGTTACGGTAAATGCCAAAGGTTTGGTAACTGCTGTTTCTACCGCAGGTATTTTAACTTCATTTACTATCGCTGCTGACACAGGTACTCCTGATGTTTTCAACAACGGTGAAACATTATCAATTGTCGGTGGTGAAGGTATTGATACTTCAGTAAGTGCTGCTACAAATACTATTACAATTTCTGGTGAAGATGCAAGTGATACTAATAAAGGTATTGCTAAATTTAACGCAGCTAACTTCGCAGTAACTTCTGGTGATGTTATCATCAAAGACGCTGGTGTAACAAATGCTAAGTTGGTAAATTCTAGTGTAACACTAGGTACTTCAACAGTAGCACTGGGTGCTACGATTACTTCTTTAGCTGGTCTAAGCGAAGTACAAGTCGATAACATCAACGTTAACGGTAACTCAATCAGTGCCACCGATGTAAACGGCAGTGTAGTGTTGGTTCCTAACGGTACTGGTGTAGTTGATGTAACAGACTCTCGCATTACTGGTGTAGCTACTCCCGTTAATGCAACTGATGCTGCTAACAAGGCTTATGTAGATAATGCTATCACAGGTTTGAGCTTCAAGGAGTCAGTAAATCTTTTTGCAACTACAAACATTGCATTGACAGGTTCTACAAGCACTTTGGTTATTGACGGTCACTCTGCTTTAGATCAAACAGACAATGGTTATCGCATTCTATTAACTGCACAAAGTACTGCTTCAGATAACGGTATTTACGTATACGCTGATAACGGTACAACTTATACATTATCACGCAGTGCAGATGCTGACGTATATACTGAATTAGATGGTGCATCAGTATTCGTTGTAGAAGGTTCTGTATATGCTCAAACTGGTTGGGTACAAACTAATCATTACTTGTCAAGTTTCGCAGGTCAAACATGGGTTCAGTTCTCAGGTTCTGGTGCATATGTAGCTGGTGAAGGTTTAACTTTAACTGGTACTACTTTTAATGTAGGTGCTGGTGATGGTATCACTGTTACTGCAAACGCTGTTAGCCTTTCAGCTTCAGTTGCTGGTGATGGTCTAGCGCACTCTGCTGGTGTTATTAACGCAGTAGGTACAGCTAATAGAATCTCAGTAAGTGCAGATGCAATTGATATCGCAAGTACATACACTGGTCAAACAAGTATTACTACATTGGGTACAATTACTACAGGTACTTGGTCTGCTGATACTATCGCTACTACCAAAGGTGGTACAGGCTTGACAACTTACGCAACTGGTGATATACTATATGCTAACGGTACTAATAGTTTAGCTAAATTAACTATCGGTACTAGCGGTAAAGTATTGCAAGTAAACGGTAGCGGAGTTCCAGTATGGTCCGATATTGACGGTGGTACATACTAAATCATTATTGATTAACGGGCGGTTTTTACCGCCCTTTTCTTTTACCTTTGTTAAGGATTGCAGATGCCAAGTAAGATTATATTAAAGAAGTCATCAGTAGCTGCCAAAGCTCCTGTTGCTGGCGATTTAGATTTCGGCGAGTTAGCAATTAACTACACCGATAGTAAGTTATATTTCAAGAAAGCGGATGGTTCCATTGATGCTTTTAGTGCTGCGGTTGCTGCTCCGGTTACTTCTGTTGGTGGTAATATTGGTGCTATTACAGATACTCAACTTCTAGCTTCCATTAAGAACGTAGATGGTGCTGGTAGTGGACTAGATGCGGATTTTCTAGATGGTAATCATGCTTCAGCTTTTTATCTTGCCAGTAATCCAAACGGTTATACCAGCAATACAGGTACAGTAACTTCTGTAGGTGCTACTGCTCCTTTAGTTAGCTCTGGTGGTAATACTCCTTCTATCTCTATTCCCGCTGCTACATCTGGCGTTAATGGTTATATGTCAAGTGCTTACGCAGCTAAACTAGACGGTATTGCTGCAGGTGCTACAAACGTAACGAATACGAATCAACTTACGAATGGTGCTGGTTATATTACTAGTGCTGCTTTGGCTAGTTATTTGCCACTGAGTGGTGGTACAGTTACAGGTGATCTTCTTGTCCAAGGTATTAGCAGTCGGTTTCCAGCACACTTTTTCCATTACGAGTATGATTCTGCTGGTAATATCTATGAGCACTACTACGCTCCGGGCTCTGAGAATGTTAAAAATAGCAAGGCAAATCTCCGTGTGGCAGCAACAAGCGGATATTACAAAACGCTTTCATTCTCAGGTGATGGGTCATTTACTTGGGAAGGTAGTCCTGTTCTAACATCAAGTAACTACACATCTTACGCACAATCAACCTTAGTTTCCGGTACAAATATTAAAACCGTCAATGGAACATCTTTGTTGGGTTCTGGTGATTTAACAGTTAGTGCATCTACTGCAACTTATGCTGCTAATAGCTCAAAACTTTATTCAACAGATTCTACTTATGCATACGGAAGCTCAAATCCATATTACGGTTATCTAACATATATTAGTGGAAATGGTAGGTGGCGTTTTCAAGTTTCACCGGCAACACCCTCTGCAGTAGAAGTTGCATATGCTGATAGTGCAGGAACAGCAGATCAAGTCGACTCTTGGCCTTTCAGAAATACAGGTAGTAACTCTGGAATAAATGCAGATACAATTGAAAGCAATGGTATCACATACTACACAGCAGGTGTAACTAACTTCAGTGGTAATTCTACCGATGGTGCTTTATATTCTCAAGTTTATAGTGCATCTTGGCAGCATCAAATTGCAGGTGACTATCGCAGCGGTCAAATTGCTGTACGTGGCAAGAATAGCGGCACATGGCAGTCTTGGCGTAAAGTTCTGCAGGAAGATACTTGGCAAGGCAGTAAATATTTTGGTAGTGACGGTGCTATTTATGGCACTATATTCTATGATAGTAATAATGGTGCTTATTATTGTGATCCTACCGGTAGTTCACGCCTATCTACAGTAAACGCAGATACACTACGCAGTTACAACAACATTTACTTAGATAACCAATACGGTAGTTCTATCATCGGTGTATATTCCTCATACAGATACCAAGGTGTATTCTCAATGGGCGATTCATACAAGCTTGCTCTGGATGGAACAACCACAGGTAATCTCTATGGCCTTGCTTGGAGTCATCCGAATGCTGGCGGTACTGCAGGTAATTTAAATACGCACGGTTTACTTGTATTAGAAAATGGCGGTTTCTTAGCCGCTGTATCTGGTAGTATCCGTAGTCGTGATGACATGCGTAGTCCTATCTTTTATGACAGTAATAATACTGGGTACTATTGTGATCCAGCCAGTACTACTCGACTGTCTTACGTCCTTGCGGACAACTGGTTCCGTCCACAAGGTGGGTGTGGTGTCTACTGGGAGTCTTATGGTCGCGGTATCCGAGCATCTGACAACGAATACAGCTATGGTAACATTGGTACGTTCGGCGGTGGCTTGAACGGTTGGCGTGGTTTTGGTATCTATCCGAACAATGCTATTTTGATGTCCCAAGGTGCTGAGGTTGGTATATATAACCCCCAATGGGGTTGGTTGATGAACATGGATATGACTGGAAACGTTACCTTTGGCGGTAACGTTACGGCATATTCAGATTTACGCCTTAAAGACAATGTTAGAGAAATTGACAACATTATTTATAGGAGAGATGTACTTGCAAAATCTGCTATCATGTACGAACGTGATGGGCGTACACGAATCGGTTATGGCGCACAGACTCTACGTGATAATGGTTGCCCTGAGTTTGTAATAGAAGCAGATGATGCCAGAAAACTTGCCACAGGTTTAGGCACATTATCTGTAGACTATGGTGAGACAGCCGCAGTACTCGCAGTTACGTCTAAATTAACAGATGATAGGGTTGAAAAACTAGAAGCCAAAGTTGCAAGACTAGAAAACCTTATTAACAAACTTATCGGAGATTAAGCATGCAGGTAACAATTATTCAGCGGGATACTCAAAAAGGTACTGCTAAGATTAAATTTGAGCACAATGGAATAACCCACACAGACACATATGATCTTGCTATGGTTGTTCCCGGTACAAAGCTGATCTTTGAACAGTACGGTGTTGAGTTTGACGAAGCAAAGCAGCAACAAATTATCGACAAACTTACTGTTATGGTGCAAACACAGATTGAAGCAGGTATCCTGCATAATCCAGTCTAAGGAGAAAATAAATGATTGAATATACATGGAAAATTACTGATTTAAAAACCAAAGATATTGACGGTAAACCTTCTGCAGTTGTACAAACGTACTGGCAAAAGATTGGTACTGATGAAAATGGTAACCAAGGAACATTCGCTGGAGCTACACCTTTTACAGTAGACCCTACCGATGATTCCGGTCCTTTCAAACCTTTCAATGAATTGACTGAAGCTGACATCATCGCTTGGATTCAAACTGTAGTTGTTGGCAATTACGAAGAGCATGTTAACGGCAAAATCGCAGAACAGATCGAACAGAAGATCACACCTGTAACTGACGCTAAACTTCCTTGGGCAACTGAAGAAACAACTTCCGGTCCTGCATCAGCGCCAGCACCAGTCTAACTATTGACATAAAGACCTATTGGTGCTATAATAGGTTTTTAACAACGAAAGGAAATATCATGGAAAAAATCACAGTAAGCAAAGAGTTAATTGTTCAAGTATTGAACTTCCTAGCTGAACAAAAGTTTAAAGATGTAGCTAATATATTTTTACCGTTAGAACAAGAAGTAGTACCTCAGTTACAAATCAAGACTGAAAAAGTAGAAGATTAATATAATAAGGGCTACATAACGTAGCCCTTTCTATTTATTATACTTGATTTTTTTTTAAAATTATGATATAATAATGTTTATATTACGCTAAATGGGAATATTATGCAACAAATTAATAAAGCTAAAAGTTTTGCTCCCACAGATGCAATGCGAAACAATGCTAAGAGAGGTTTAGTACTACGAGAGAAATATAATCGTGGTGGTCTAGACGCTTCACAAGCTAAAAGTGAAGGTGTAGGTTCTGGTGTAGCTAGAGCAAGAGATATTATCAATGGTAACTTAAGCTTAGATACCGTCAAACGCATGTACGCTTTCTTTAGCAGACACGAAAAGAATTATAACCCTAAGAAGAAAATGCCTGATGGTGGCCCTACGGCTGGAACTATCGCTTGGTTACTTTGGGGTGGCTCTGCTGGTTTAGCTTTTGCTAGACGAGTATTAAAACAAGAAGAAATCTTAAAGAGTTATATCAAAGAGATTACAGACGAAGAAGTTAACGCAGAAGATCAACTACCGGGAGTAAAACTTCCGATTACAAAAGCAGTTGATGAAGAGTTAAAGCAAGCTACATTTATTGTAATGGTTCCAGAAGAGATTGACGCTCACGGTGATATCACCAGTGAAGCTGAAGTTCGTAAGGCAATGACAAATTTCAATAAATACTGCATGAAAGCTAACTTGTTTCATTTAGTTGAAACCAATGCTTTTGAATTCTGCGAAAGTTACTGCTGCCCAACTGACTTTGTACTGGGTGATAAATTTGTAAAAAAGGGCACTTGGTTAGCTACAGTTCAAGCCTTAGATGATAATCTTTGGGAATTAATCAAGTCTGGTGAAATTAATGGTTTGAGTATTGGTGCTTTAGCATCTGTCGAATCAATCGAAGAGGATGATGAATAATGGCAACACAACGAAAAGCTAAACGGAAACTATCTGACATTAGTTTTGAAAAAGAAGGTGCTCACGTGGCTCTTACAAGTAAAAGTCAGGGTGGCCCAGCCAATGGTCACGATTATGCACTAGTACTTAAAAGCAATAAGTTCAGCGAAGAATTTGTAGAGAAAATGCAGCAAGTTCGTGTCACTATGGAGCTACCTGATTTCTTACGTAAATTTTTTGGTATGTACGGTGATGACGTTGAAGTCTTAGCTCGTATGATGGGTTATGAAAAGCCTGAATCCGAAGAATCTGAAGCAATGGAAAGCTACGAAGATTACATTCAATCCAAGATGGAAGCTTTCGAGATTTTGAAGTCTGCACATGAAGCTGACAGTCTAGCTGATTTACTATCTACTTTAGATGAAACAGAATATCTAGCTATGCTCAACGATCAAGAACGAGTCGAAAAAGCATTTGAAGAATTAGAAAAAGCATATAAGCCTAAAGTTGGCGATATGGTTACATGGAACTCTAGTGGCGGTAAAGCTACTGGTAAAGTTACTAAGATTGTAACAGACGGTTCAATGGATGTTCCTGATACAAGTTTTACTGTAAAAGGTACAGAAGAGAATCCTGCTGTAATGATTAAAATTTATAGAGATGGTAAACCTACCGATACAATGGTTGGTCACAAAGCTGGAACACTCAGCAAAGTATCCAAGTCTCTTACACAAGAATCTGAACCTGCTGCTTTTGCAGACGGTACTGATACCTCAACAAACGCTGGCGTTGAGAATATTGAAGGGGTGTCTACCTCTGTTAACAAAGAAGAATTGGAGAAATCTAAGATGGAAGACGAAGTAAAAGTCGAAACCGTTGAGAAAGCTCAATTTGAACTTGTACAAAAAGCTCTAGATGAGCAAAAAGTACAACTACAAAAAGCTCTCGAAACTATCGCTGCATTTGAAGCTGAGAAAAAAGAAGCTATCAACAAAGCGAAAACTGAAAAAGTTAAAGCTATCGTTAAAGACGAAAGCAAGGTAGAAGCAATCGCTAAGGCTGCTCTATCACTAGAATCTGAAGATGATTTTACAGCGTTCCTAGATGCTATGCAATCTATGGTAGCAACTGTAGATACATCCGAGATGTTCGTAGAAAAAGGTGCTTCAACTCAAGAAGAAACCGTTGTTCAAGAATCTGCTGTGGCAAAGTTACTTAAAGCCAAGCAAGCAAACAAGTAATATAAAAGGAAAATAAAATGACTCTAATTGCCACTGAAGCAAAACGTCTTTCTAACGTAGTTAAACAAGAACTATTCCCTGAATCAGCCTACTGCCGCGCTGTCCTAACTGCTACTGGTACATTCGTTCCCGGTACTGTCATTGCTGACGTAAATGACGTAGTTCTAGGTGTAGCTATGGAAGAAAAATCAGGCACTGGTGCTAAAGTACTATCCCTAGTGCGTGGTCCAGCTATCGTCTCTAAAGATGGTCTATTCGTAGGCGATCTAGTTGCTGCCGATGTATACGCTGCTCTAGAAGCCAAGGGTATTCTCTGCAACGATGCAGTTTAATACTAACTTACCGAACAATAAAATAAGGAAATTATAATGCAAACTCGTAGTTTTGAAAAACCATTTGAGCTAGTCGATTACACTGAAGAACTACTCTTAGTTCCTAACAAGTGGGGCTTGATCAACGAATTAGGTCTATTCGGTGAAGAAGGCGTAGCTCAACACAGCGTTACCGTTGAATCCACTGAAGGCACTCTCGGTCTAGTTACCGACAAAGTTCGTGGTGAGCGTAACAACGTAGCTAAGAGCGATACTCGTGCTCTACGTTCATTCGCTATTCCGCACTTCCCAATGGATGATGCTGTTAAGCCTGAAGATGTACAAGGTAAACGTGCTTACGGTTCCGCTGATCAAGCTGAAACTGAAGCTGCTGTTATCGCTCGTAAATTAGAGCGCATCCGTATGAACCACTCAGTAACTCTAGAAGCTGCTCGTGCTTTCGCTATTACCGCTGGTGCTATCTACGCTCCTAATGGTACTGTAGCCGGTAACTTTTACACTGATTTCGGCGTAACTCGCAAGTCAATCGACTTCGCACTCGGTACTTCAACTACCGACTTGAATGCTAAGTCAGAAGAAGGTATTGCTCACATTCAGGATAACATCCTAAGTGGTGAAGTTGTTAGCAACATCGTTGTTCTATGCTCACCAGCATTCTTCGGTAAACTAATCAACCACGCTACCATCAAAGAAGCTTACAAGTACTACTCCAGCACTCAAGAGCCTCTCCGCACTCGTCTAGGTTCCGGTGTATATCGCCGCTTCGTACACGGTGGTGTTGAGTATGTTGAATACCGTGGTTCTTACAACGGTACAGCACTAATCCCTGCTGGCGAAGCTTACATGCTACCACAAGGTACTGCTGACATGTTCAAGACATACTTCAGCCCTGCGAATAAATTTTCCCATGTCAACACAATTGGTGAACAAGCATATGTCTTTACATATCGTGATCCAAAAGACAGCGAAATCCAAATTCAGTCTGAAGCTAACTTTTTGAACTTGATTCGCCGCCCACAAGCTGTTATTCAATTGACAACTTCTAACTGATGATTGCCCTTCGGGGCTTTCTACAGTAAACTTAGATTCCTCTTCGGAGGGGTCTAACATTAGTTTTGTTTTGTAACATTTACAATGTTAGATTACAGAATTAATGTTAGATATAACAAAAGGATATATTATGACAATTCACGCATTACGAATCGAACTCGGAGATACTTCTGCAGAATTTCCTATTATGTCAGATGCTGAGTATAGCTACTTTTTAAATAAGAATGATTGGAATATTCGTAGAGCTTCTATGGATGCTGCTAAGAGTATCATGCTCAAGCTTTCAATGCGTACAGATGAGGTAGTCGATATTTTTAGTATTAAAGGTAGTTCTGCTGCTAAAAACTACATGCAAGCTTTGCAGTTATTTATTAAGAATCCAGACCTCAACGCAATGTACGATAAAGTACAAGGTTATGCGGGAGGAGTATCAAAGTCTGATATGCAAGCTAATGATGCCAACCTTGATAATAATATTGTCAATCAACCTACTGATTTAACATTCATTGTTCGTCCTAGTTCATTTGGTATTTGATTAAGGATTATTATGGATAAGTATTTAGCGATTATATTAAAAGCTTTAAGTTTACATGGTAAGACTTGCACATATTCAGTAGTTACTGAAGGTAGTTATAATATCGAAACTGGTAGCAGTACTAATACAGAAACAAATTATTCTGTTAAGATGTACAAGAAACACATTCGAGCAACTCAGTATAATTTTCCTAGTTTAATCGGTAAAGATTCTGCTTTATTTTATTTAGCTAATAACGCATTAACTTTTACACCAAGACCTAAAGATAAAATTACAGTTGACTCTGTTACTTATACTGTAGATTCCATTATGGAGCATTCAGCAGACGGTCTTATTATTCTATATAAGATTATGACGGTAAAAGGTTAATATGCAAATCTCATGTGATACTTCAAAATTAGAACAAAGCTTAAAGAAGTTCCATGAAGAAACCGTTCGTAAATTAGAAGGAATGGTTCAGATATTCTCATATTGGGTAACTTGGGAAGCTATTGAAAATACACCTTTTGGTGACGATGTAGAGTATGTTGCTTTATACAATACCAAAGCACGTATGCAAGTATTGAAGAATGCTAAAGCAGGCATGGCTAAAGGCGGTTGGATTATTGAAATGAATAAACCATATACGAGTCATTGGTTCATGCAAGCCGATACTGAGAATGCAGAAAATGTAAAGAAATCTGCAGAGTATCGTTCTGAGAATTATAAGCTAGGTGATACTGTTTATATTACAAACAATGTACCTTATGTCTCAAGTGATGCTTGGCCTTATGATACTTATAAAAATGGATCACCTGTAAGATCACTCGAAGGTGGAGCGTCATCGCAAGCACCTAATGGTATTATGGAACCAACGTTGCATGCTATTTATGGTATCTACAGGTCTGAACTAAACGAATATTATAAGGCAAGTTAATGGCAATTATAGAAATTAAAAGAGCAGCCGAGAGAAAGCTAAGTGCATTAACTCCTGCCATATCCACAGCATGGGAAGGCGTAAGTTTTGACCCTCCTGCTGGATTATACCAAAGAGTACAATTCACAATTCAATCCCCTGATGATCCTGTATTGGGTGTAGGCTTTCATAGAGAGCGTATGACAATGCAAGTGTTTATCGTGGGTGCTGCTAACAAGGGTACTTCTGAAGTTATTGCTCGTGCAGAATTAATTCGTTTGCATTTTGCTAAAGGTCTAACCTTGCAAGAAGGTAACGTAAAGATTCATGTATTGAGAACACCTCAGATTGCAGGTACGTCTATTGCATCTGAAAGAGTTGTTTGTCCAGTATTGATTGAACTGATTGCTGAAGTTTACTCTTATTGAATCAAGGTTGCTGAACCTAAATCAGTACATTTGCAAATGTTGATAATTTAAATTAAGGAAAATAATATGACAATTTCTAAAGGTACATCCAAACAGGTTGGCTACAAGAAAGAAACAACTTGGGGTACTTTAGCAGGTAATACATCTGGTAAACTACTTCGCCGTGTTACTGCTAGTTTTAACCTAGCCAAAGAAACTTATGAATCAGGTGAAATTCGCACTGACCGTCAAATCGCTGACTTCCGTCACGGTGTACGTTCTGCTGAAGGTAGCTTAAACGGTGAACTCTCTCCTGCATCTTATGCTGATTTTATGGGTTCTATCGTAGGTCGTGATTTTACAACTGCTCCAGCTTCATCTAGTGCTTCCGTAACTATTGCTGCTGATGGTGCTCTTTACACTGTAACTCGTGCTACTGGTGATTTCTTAACTGATGGTTTTAAAGTCGGTCAAGTCGTTCGTTTAACTGGTGCTGGTCTAGATACTGCTAACGTAGCTAAGAACTTGCTAATCGCTTCAGCTTCAGCTACTGTACTAACTGTCAAAGTAGTTAACGGTACTGTTCTAGTCGAAGAAGGTCCAATCGCTTCTGTTACAGTTACTGCTATCGGTAAGACAACTTTCGTTCCTGCTACTGGTCACACCGATCAATCATATACTGTCGAAGAATGGTATGCTGATATTGCTCAGTCTGAAGTTTACACAGGTATGAAACTAAACAGTATGGCTGTACAGTTACCTGCTACTGGTCTAACTACTGTAGATTTCGGTTTTGCTGGTAAAGACTTAACACAAACTGGTACTTCACAATACTTCACTTCACCAACTGCACAAAACTCCAATGGTATCTTTGCTGCTGTAAACGGTGTTATGCTTGTAAACGGTCTACCTGTTGCTCTAGTAACTTCTGCTGACTTCTCAGTCGAACGTGCTACTGAAAACGCAACTGCTGTAGGTTCTAACTCTGTAGCTGAGATTTTCACTGGTCGTATTCGTGTTACTGGTAACATGAGCGTTTACTTCCAAGATGCTACTTTCCGTAGTTACTTCAATGACGAGACTGCTGTTTCTGTTGTACTAACACTAACTACTGATAACGCAGCTAATTCTGAATTCGTTACTTTCACACTACCAAAAGTAAAATTAGGTAGCTTCTCCAAAGAGGATAATGAACTTGGTTTGATTGCATCAGCTAGTTTCCAAGCTTTGTTAAATGATGCTACAACTACAGGTCTACCTGCTACTACAATTCAGATTCAAGATTCTGCAGCTTGACATTAATTTGATTTAATGATACAATCCCTACTGGTTAACACTGGTGGGGATTTTATTTTATGTACTACGTATATTTACACAAGAAATTAAATGGAGAAGTTTTCTACGTTGGTAAGGGTAAGGGTGACCGTGCTTATTCTAAAAACAATAGAAACCCTCATTGGAAGAATGTTGTCAACAGACATGGTTTTGTTGCCGAAATAATTTTATCTAACTTACAAGAATGGTATGCATTTGAACTTGAAAGAGATTTAATAGCATATTACGGTTTAAAATCCGATGGTGGTACACTTGTTAATATTGCATCAGGTGGTGGTGGAAATGGTAACTATGTATTTACAGAAGAAGACAGGAAATTGATATCACAGAAAAACTCAGGAAATGGCAACGGTCGTGCTGATAAAAATCTTTACAATCTTGTAAGAATACATGATGGTGAGACTTTTACAGGAACTCGTCAATCCTTCACTGACAAATACAATGTTGTAATTTCAGATTTATTTAAGTCAAAAGTTATTACTGCATTAGGATGGTGTTTACTGGAGAATCTTGACAAGGTGAACAAATCTAAATGTGATCTGAAAGAATACACTTTTGAACATGTTGATGGTACATCCATAACAGCAACCAGAAGAGACTTCAAGAAACTTACATGTGTTGATTCTAAAACATTGTTCAAATCAAAAGCACACAAGACTGTCAAAGGTTGGAGCATAACCCAAGGTTAACACCCTTGGGTTTTTCTTTGTTTGTACCTCTTGATTTATCCTTAAAATTGTGCTATAATCATTACTTGATTAACAATAGAAAGGAACTATTATGACATTTGACCTCGCAAAACATAACTACACTGAAATCGCAGAAGCTGGTTATGAATTTGAACTTAAACTTCCCGGTACTGGTGAAGGTACTGGAGTATTTATTACTGTACGTGGTGATCAATCCAAAACAGTAAAAGCTTTTGGTCGTAAGAAATATTCAGAGTTTAAGCTACGTGAACAACAAGCTAAACGCAGAGGTAAAGACGTTGATGATATGACGCTAGAAGAAGCTGAAGAACTCAGCGTAGAGTCAGCCATTGTACGAGTTATCTCTTGGAAGAACATTACTGAAAATGGTAAAGATGTAGCTTTCACTAAAGAAAATGCAGAACGTATCTTCAAGGAATATTCTTGGATAAAAGATCAAATCTTAGAGGAGTCAGGTCAACTCCTGAACTTTCGCTCAGAGTGATGTAGACAATCTACTAGAATATGCTAGGCAAGAGTTTAAATATTCTAGTGGTACTAACTCAATAAAAGATCAATTAATGTCCGTATGGAGACAAACTGGTGTAAAGCCAAAAGAGCTTGAAGAAATGCAAGAGTTTCCTAAAGATATGTCTCATGTTTGGAAGTATTTCATTGATCTAAATAATGCTAGAAGTGGTAATGGTTTCGGTGCTAACCCAATAAGTTATACCGAAATATTAAGCTATTTTCAACTAGTTGATATCATCCCAGATGAATGGGAAATTGATACTCTTAGAAAACTAGACATTATTGCTTTAGATTCTTTTGCTGAACAGGCTAAGAAAGATCAAAATAAAAAATAAAGTAGCTTTGGTTTACTTCGGTAAATCAGAGCTTCTATATTTAAAGATTATCGCAGTCTTTAAATATAGAATTGTACAGTGGAGTAATTGTGATCTTATTTAAAATTTGTGGTAAATGTAATATGGAAAAATCTTTTTCAGACTTTAGTAAACGTAGTGCTGCCAAAGATGGTCTTCAATATAGTTGCAAATCATGCGTTACTATATATTCTGAAGTTAACAAAAATAAGTTATCGACATATAGGAAAGATTACTATAAAGATAACAAAGATAGAATAGCTTTGTATTTATCTGCCAATAAAAATAAAATCAACACGTTGTGTGCAACATATTCTAGAAAACATTATCTTGATAATAAAGACAGATATATAGCTAAAAGTGCAAAAAGACGGGCAAGGAAACTCAGTGCGACCCCTTCTTGGTTAACAGTAGAAGATTTTAATAAGATTGAAGAGTTATATGCTTGTGCTAGAATGTTCAAGCTCTATACAGGTGAAGAATATCACGTAGATCATATCGTGCCATTACAAGGTAAAAATGTATGTGGTTTGCATGTCCCGTGGAATCTTCAGGTTATTCCTGCAAAAGAAAATTTAAGTAAATCAAATAAGATTTAAAATGAAAGTATAAAATGGATTTAGCAGAATTAAAATTCGTAGTAATTACAGATGATTTAGTTACCGCAGCAGAAAGAGTTAAAGCTCTAGGTACAGAAGTATCTAAATTAAATAAACCAATGCAGGACTTAACCAGCAATAGCAACAAGGTTTCTTCCGCTACTGAAAAAGCAGCTAAAGCTACTGAAACTAAAGCAAAAGCTGATACCAAAATAGTTGACACTTCATCTAAACTTTCAAGTTTACTTGATAAATTAACTAACCGTTATACAGATATGGCTAAAGGTAGTACATCTGCTGAAGCTGGTGTATTGCAATTAGCAAGAAGCCTTGGTGCTACAACTGAAGAGGCTTTAAAACCGTACAAAGCTATCTTGGAAAATATCCGAGAATTATCAAAGTCACCATTTGATTCAGCAATTGGTTCTGTACGTTCTATCACGCAAGAATACGATAGTTTAACATATCGAGCAGAACTTGCTTCAAAGGGTATATTCTTAACTACAGCGCAGTTAAAAGAATACAGTAGAATTGCCAATGAAATTAAAGGTAAACTTAAAGCTGCTGATCTTGATCCAACAAAAGGTGAAGGTCTTGACAAGTTTAACTCAGAATTAAAAGTTCAACAGGATTTGTATTTGGGTATTGCTACTAAAGTAAATACACTAAAAACTGCAGAAAAAGATCGTAATGATTTATTGAATGCTCAGATGAAAGAATCTGTGCGTTTACAAGAAGCTTCCGATAACTTATTCAAGTACAACTTGATTAGACACAAGCAGGATCAAGACGGTTATAAACAAGATATGCTTGAGATGCGTAAGTACTACTTAGCTCTCGAAAAAGAATCTAAACCAACTGCACAAACTGCACCTGCACGAATGGATGCTGCAGTTGATGCATATCGTCAGAATCAAGCAAAAGTTACAAACGAGGCAGCTAAAGCTAACGTATATCTTGCAAAAGAAATGGAACGAGTAAATCGTTTAAATGCAGAAAGTGATTCCGTTACAAGTTCAACCAATAACAGATTGATTCGCTTTGAACAGGAATTGAGAAAGTCAGGTGCTACGGCAGAAGAGCAATCACATAAACTCGCTGCATATCGTAAAGAACTTATAGCTACACAAAAAGCTGCAGGTAATCGCCAAGTTGATTATCTCTCAAGAGCCTTGGGTCCACAGATTACCGACATTGCGGTAGGTCTTGCCACTGGTCAATCACCAATGATGGTGTTGTTACAACAAGGTGGTCAACTCCGAGATCAATTTGCATTAGCTGGTGTAGCTGGTAAAGATATGGGTGATATGCTTACAAAAGCTACACTCGGTATGGTAAGCAGTGTTAAAGATGTAGGTGTTGCGGTTGGAGGTGCGCTAGTTAACGCATTTGTAGCCTCTGGTAAAGCTGCAAATAAATTTCTCATGGATATAACAGGTACTTCATCTGCTCTTGAAAACATGAGATATCAAATTGCTTTAATGGAGGGTTCCAATGGTAAACTGATGGCAGCATTTAGACTTGCCGCTGGTGCTATAACATTACTTACTTCTGCAATTTTACTTCTTGCAACAGTAGCTATTGTAGCATATATTGCAGCCTTGAATGACGTAATTAAAGAAGAGAATGCGTTAAATAGAGCGTTGAATCTCACTGGTGCTGCTATGGGTATGAACTCAGATATGGCATACACTGCTGCTAACAATATGAAAGCACTTGGTATTACTGTAGGTGATTCAGTTGCTGTTATCACTTCAATGGCTAAAGCTGGTGGAATGTCATCTGATAGTTTAAAGTTAATTGCTGTAACTGCTACAAGAATGAAAACCGCTTTTGGTATTTCAATTGATGATACAGTAAAGAAGTTTAAAGACTTGCAAGAAAAACCTACTGATTCTTTAACTAAGTTAGCTGTTCAATTAGGTACAATTCCTGTTGCTGTTTTAAAACAAGTTGATGCATACGAAAGAGCAGGTAAGTCAATTGACGCTGCTAGGTTAGCTACTGAAACATATGCCAAAGCTGGTAAAGATGCCGCTGATAAAACTATTGAAAACTTTGGATACATTACTACACTTGGTATAAATCTAAAGAAGATTTGGGATGGTACTTGGGATTCTATCATGGGTTGGGGTCGTAAAGATACGTTAGTAGACCAACTCAAGAGTGCTGAAGATAATCTTAAAGCAATTCAATCAATGCGTGGTGCTGATGTAGCTAACTCAAGAACCAATCAAAGAATGTTAGCGTCAATGAAGTTAGTTGATGATATTAAAAATCAAATAGCGGCTGAAAAAGATTTAGAAACTCAGAAAGCTCAAGCATCTGCTGCTGCATCTAAATTTGAAGATGACAAAAAGAAACGTGATGAATCTGCTGCAAAATCTAAATCAGAATTAAATGCAATTGATGCCTTCTCTAAAAATATTGTAGAACAAGCTACTAAAGCATATGTCGATCAATATGGTGCAGTTGAAGATTTAACCAAATCTCAAACTTCTTTGAATAAGTTACACGCTGATCCACTATGGTCAAAAGTACCTGAAAGCATTCGTCAACAAGTTACGGCATTGTATGAAGCTGCTGGTGCTAACGAGAAGTTAGTTGATGCTGAACAGGCTCGTAGTAAACAAATGGCAGTAATCGCTTCATTGACTGGTAAAGCTGATGGTTTCGGTAAGGAATATTATAGTACATTAAAAACATTAGACGAAGCGTATGTTGATGGTAATATATCATTAGAAAAATACGTAGATTTATTAAATAAACTATATCAAACTACTCCACAAGCTAAAGCTTTTGCTAACGCACAAATAGATCATGTTAAAACAATGGCAGACATTGCTTCTTCAAGGGTGGGTGTGTCAATGCAATACGAAGGTGATTTTAAAACTGCAGATGAAAAAGCTGCTATTAAAAATCTATCTGATTATCGTAAGAGTGTAGCTGACGCTGATTCAACTTATGACAAGCAAGTGGCTGAAGCAGCAAAGATAATGACTGCTAAAAACCTAGAGGAAGCAAAGAGACTTTATAAGACACAAGCTGATGAGAAAAAAGCATTAGCTGAAGATGTACACAACAGAGAAACATATTTGTTATCTGATGCTTACAAGCGTCAAGCTGCAATTGGTACAGCATTTGAAGACCTATTCAAAGGTATGGGTGACGCAATGGTTGAGTTTGCTCTTACGGGTAAGACTTCATTCGGCGACATGGTAAAATCTATTTTAGTTGGACTTCTAAAAATGGAGATGCAAATGCAAATGTCCAGCATGTTTAAAGCAACTGGTGGTCTATCTGGTATTTTGGGTACGATAGGCGGTTACAGTGGTATGAGCAATGTTAATTCTAACGCAGGAACTAGCACAAGTATTATGTTTGCCAACGGTGGTTCATTTGACAATGGTATCCAAGCATTCGCTAACGGTGGTTCTTTCACTAATTCAATCGTAGACTCACCTACAATGTTCAAGTTCGCTAAAGGTACTGGTCTAATGGGTGAAGCTGGTCCTGAAGCTATCATGCCTCTTCGTAGAGGTTCCGATGGTTCACTAGGTGTTGTCGCTGCAGGTTCTTCAGGTAGTAATGTATCTGTACAAGTTATCAATAACAGCAACGCTCAAGCAACTACAAACGAAACGGTAGACTCTAAAGGTAACCGTAAGATTGAAGTTGTTATCGGTGATATGCAAGCTGGTGAAATCTCACGCAGTGGTAGTGCTTCACAGAAATCAATCAAATCAACTTTCGGTTTACAACCTCAATTAATTAGGAGATAATTTATGGCGTACATTTGGCCTACATCGCTACCACAAAGACCGCTAGAAAGTTATTCTGAAACAACTGGTGCTATGATCATTCGTACACAACCCGATCTAGGACCAGCTAAACAGCGCAGGAGAGGTCAACGTCCTGATACTCTTTCTGTGCAGTTTAATATGTCTACAACACAGGTTGAAACTCTCCGTGCTTTCATTCAAGATACACTCAAAGGTACAACTCGTTTTGGTTTCACACACCCAAGAACTTTAGCAGTAGTTGAAGTTCGGGTTGTTCCACAAGGTTCAGGTGAATTGTATACTACAAGTTATATTTTACCTGAACTATGGCAAGTCTCATTACAATTGGAGGTATTACCTTGAGTCGTTTAACGTCAATGTCTCCGAATGCATTAAAAGCAGTATTCTCTCCAGATTCAGATGATGATCTTATTATTCTTTTAACCATCTATAATCCTTTGAATGAAAACGAAGTTATTTTTAGATTAGCAGATGGTTTTACTAAGAGAATTTCTGAAACTGATTCTGAAGTAACATATGGTGTAACCAGTAATGGTTTTGATTATACATTTATTCCAATGGAGATTTCATTACCTTCTGAGGACGAAGCACAAGCTCCTCGTTGCTCAATTGTGATGCATGATGTAACTAGATATTTAATTCCTGTTATCAGAACTATTACAGCACCTCCTAAGATTAAATTAGAATTAGTGCTAACTAAAAGTCCAGATACAATTGAAGTATCTTTCTCAGATTTCTTTATTAATAACTTCACATATAATTCAGATGCGGTTACTGCAGATTTATCAATGATTGATTATGAAAAAGAACCTTTCCCAATGCACTCTTTTACTCCTAGATATTTTCCGGGAATGTTTTAAAGGAATATAAATGAATTTTGAAAAATATATCGGTATTCCTTACGCTGAAAAAGGTAGGGATGAAACTGGTGTAGATTGTTGGGGTCTTGTAAGATTAGTATACAAGAACGAACTCAGCATTGATTTACCTAGTTTTAGTACAGAGTACAATACATCAGATGATGCAAGAATTGAAGAATTATTTGCACAATATAAAGAAGGTTGGCAACCCACTGATTCGCCTGAAATTGGTGACGTTGTAATCTTTAGAATGTTCGGTTACGAATCTCACATCGGTGTTTGCATTGGTGATAACAAGTTTCTACATGTACGTGAAAGTAGAGATAGTGTAATTGAATCTTTAGAAAATGCTAAGTGGTCGAAACGACTTGTTGGTTTCTTCAAGTATTCTGAGAAAAAGAACGCTGTTTTAAACACAGTACCACATCCTCTGAAGACAGAAAGATATACTCTAGCAATTGTTCCCGGTACTACCGTAAGTGAACTTGTAAAAGATATTAGTCAAAAATATGAAGTTGCTGTAGAACTTAAAAGTAGAATCAGTGTAATCATCAATGGTCGAGTTATTGCTCAAGAAAATTGGAATAACACAGTTGTTAAAGAATCTGACGTAATTGAGTACAGAGCAGTTCCGGGTAAAGACACACTAAGAACTCTAGCTATTTTGGCGGTAGCTTTCTATGCACCTCAGTTAGCAACTTATGCTTTACAATCTGCTGCTGTAGGTGCAGCCGCTGCGGGTGCTACTATTTCTGCTACAATGGGTGCTGCTATTTACTACGGTACATACGCTGCAGCAATGCTTGTAGGTTCTGCACTAATTAATGCCATTGCACCCATTAGGCCTCCTAGTATGGGTTCTCAAAACGATCCCGGTTCTGCTGAACGTCAACTGATGGTAACAGGTGGTTCGAACCAGCTCAATCCTTACGGTTCAATTCCTGTCATTCTCGGCAAAATCAGAATGACACCAAGACTTGGTTCTGTCAATTATCTAACATACGAAAATGAACGTGATAGTTACTTATCAATGTTACTCGTATGGGGTTACGGTCCTTTAAGTATTGATGATACTTCGTACAAAATTGGTGATGTTCCATTATCTAGTTTTACTGATTATAATAAAATTACACTAGATCGCAAGACTGAACCAACTGAATCTGAAAAGCGTAATTTTGATGCGATTTATGGTAAAGACGTAACTCAGATCAATACTTCTGTGGAGTTAACTTGTGATGGTAATCCTGAAACTGCAGTAACTCCCGGTCCTTGGTTTGAAGCAGCAACTGCTGTTGAATACGATGTAGCAACAGGTTTACCTGTACCTGTAACTAACGCAACAATCGCTTTACATTTCCCACAAGGTTTGCGTAAAATTGTAGTAAAGGGTGCTGAGTCAGGTGGTACTGCTGCTACTGCTGTAAATTTCAGAGTGGAATATTCTACCAATGTAGGTTCTACATGGAATCTATTGGAAGCATTTACAATTGGTGGTGACACTGCTAAGAAAGATGGTTTCACATACACAAAATCATATAGTCAACTGTCGTTTGATCAAATGATAATTCGTGTACGTAGAGAAACAGGTGATAATGCTGAAGACAATCCTGACCTGAGATACTACTTCCAATCAGTATTACAGTCAGTAACTTTCTTACGTAATAATAAACCTGCCGTTGATCCTGTTGGCTCTAAGATTGCAAAGACGGCATTTAAGATTAAAGCAACTGACCAACTCAATGGTAACATTCAAGGTATTAGCGCAATCGTACAAACGTGGTGCAAGACTTGGAATGGTTCAGCTTGGGTGAATGGTGCTACGAGTAATCCTGCTGCTTTGGTGCGTTACATATTGGAACATCCTGCCAACCCTCGTAAAGTTACAGATGCAAACGCTCAGATCAACCTAACACAATTGCAGTACTTTCATGAGTATTGCACTGCAAGAGGATTCGAGTACAATGGAACACTTGGTGAAGCACGTAGTGTATTGGAAGTCATCCGTGATATTTGCGCTGCTGGTAGAGCCAGTCCTGCCCTTGTAGATGGTAAATGGACAGTAGTTATTGACGAAGTTAAGCCTAATGTGGTTCAGCACTTTACACCTCATAATAGTTGGGGTTTCGAAGGCTCTAAAGCGTTACCTAAACGTCCAGATGGCTTACGTGTCACCTACTATGATCAAGATCAAGATTATCAGCAATCTGAAATCATTGTATATGATATTGGTAAAACTGCTAATAACGCAAGTCTATTTGAAAGTATCACTCTTCCGGGTGTAACTAAGAAGTCGCTTGTAATTGATCACGCTCGTTGGCACATGGCACAAATGAAGCTTCGTCCTGAGATGTATACATTAAATTCAGACATTGAGTATCTTGTATGTAATCGTGGAGATCGTGTAAAAGTAATGCACGATGTGCCAATGTGGGGTTTAGGCTCAGGTCGTGTCAAGAATAGAATCTCTAGTACTATTTTAGAACTAGATGAAGAAGTACCAATGCAAGCTGGTGTTCAGTACATTATTCGTTTTAGAAGTAAATCGGGTGCTTCAGTTGTTAGAAACATTGCCGTTAAAACAACAGATAATTATTATAGTGAAATTGAATTAACTTCTGCAGTAACAACTGACGAAGCCGATGCTGGCGACTTGTTCTTATTCGGACAAAATAATCAAGAATCTCAAGACTTGGTATTACTAGGAATTGAACCTTCAAGTAATAACAACGCTAGACTTACTTTCGTAGACTATGGTGTAACTTCTGAGTATAATATTTATACAGATTACCAAAGTTTGACTGCAAGTACGGTGTTCGAATCTCAATTATCATTACCTCCTTCATTACAGATAGAAAACTTTGGAGTATATACTCCTTCAATCACAGGTTTCGTAAGTGATGAATCTGTAATGGAGCGAGTATCTAAAACTGTATTCAAATACAACTTAAACGTTTCGTATGTAAATGCAAATGCATTACCTGCAAGTACAGAATCTGTGGAAGTACAATATGATTTATTTTCATCTGATTCAGGTGTCAATTTCAGATCAGTATTTGTACCTTATCAGAATGGTTCTGCTACTATTACAGACGTAAAAGAAGGTGAAACCTATAAGATCAGAATGAGATATGTTTCTCGTAATGGTAGAGTTGGTAATTGGACAAGTTACAGCAATCATACTGTAGTTGGTAAAACCAATCCTCCTTCTCAAGTTACTGAGTTCAGTGTATCTTCAGATAAGTCAAGTGGTCAATTATTACTTTCATGGCATCCTAATTTAGAACCTGATACAACTACATATGAAGTTCGTACACAAGATACAGGATGGGGCATCGGTGACGCAAATAGAGTTTTCTATGGTGACAATACTAAAGCTTTCGTTAAGTACGCTACAAACGGTTCTGCTACTTTTTACATTCGTGCAGTTGATAGCTCAGGTAACTACAGTTTAACTTCTAGTGTGATTAGCTTTGTTCCTAATGTTGTACCAAACATTACCGACATTCTTTACTCATACTCAGATACTGCTTTAACCAGTGCAACTGTAACACTGAATTGGTTGGATGTAACTACTTCTCAGTTTGATATTGCTTTTTATGAGTTGACTTACAATGGTACTACACGTACAGTTAAAGCCAACAGTATTACTCTACCTGCCGATTGGGTTGGTAACCGTACGTTTACAATTAAAACAGTAGATGTTCATGGTAATAAATCTTCAGGTTACTCTGAAGCCATTGCCAAAGTTGCACCTAATCCACCAACAGATGTAAGAGCACAAGTTGTAGACAACACAGTTATGTTGTACTGGACACTACCTCTTAGAACATCATTACCTATTGACCACGTTCTAATTAAGAAAGGTTCAGTGTATGATTCAGCCGTTGTTCTTGGTGATAAGAAAGGTGAGTTCACTACAATTAACGAAAGCATTGGTGGTAACTTCACTTACTGGTTAGTTGCTGTTGATACAGAAGGTGTACAAAGTACTCCCTCATCGGTAACCACTTTAGTTTCTGAACCTCCTGATTTCGTATTTCATGGAGAATTCAACAGTGCTTTTACAGGTGTCAAATCTTCAGCTACGTTCGATGGTACAGTCTTGGCTTTACCTGTGAATACTACTGAAACATTTGAACAGCATTTTACTACAAGATCATGGAGTAATCCTCAAGATCAAGTAAACGCAGGTTATCCAATCTTTATTCAACCTTCTGGTGGTACAGGTTACTATGAAGAAGTGTTTGATTTTGGTCAACCTTTGGCTTCTAGTCGTGTGTCATTGAACTACAAAGGTGCGGCAGTTGCTGGTTCACCGACTGTAGTAACAAAAATCAGTTTGTCTCTTGACAATTCTACATATGTGGATTATAATGGAGTAACTGATGTATTTGGATTAAACTTCAGATATGTAAAAATTAGAATCACAGCTACCAGTGTTCCTGCTAATGTAGGTTTATTTGAAGTATCTAACTTAACAGTAAGACTAGATGCTAAACTAAAGAACGATGCAGGATCAAACTATGTTTCAGAAGCTGACCCGTTGGGTACTGTTGTAAACTTTAACAAAGAATTCATTGATGTTCAAAGTATTACGTTGTCACCTGCTAGTTTAGAACCTGTTATGGCTGTGTATAATTTTAAAGATACGTTCTACAATGGTACTTATTCGATTACATCAAATGTTTGTACTGTAAGTATAACAAATCACGGTTTGATTACTGGACAAAAAGTAAAGTTATTTGCTGCCAATGGATCAGCAATTACTGCAGTTTACACTATAACAAGTTATACAGCAGATACTTTTACAGTAGATATGCTTACCGCAAATGGTACTGGAAACTGTTCAATGTACCCTCAATCATTCAGAGCTTATTTGTATAAGAACTCAGGCAACAAAGAAAGTTCAAATATGTCTTGGTCTATTAAAGGATATTAAAATATGGCAGATCATTTAAAGCCAACAATTACGAGTATATACTCTGACTTTGTGACTGAAATGGATGCGCGATTTGATGATTTGGCGGTGGGGTTAGACCCTGCCGTTACTTCAGCAACTAACGTACCCGTTAATGCTACACGGTGGAGTTCTGCAAGTAACAAATGGCAAAAATACAATGGAACAGCGTGGAATGATTTATCTGCGCTTTATAGTATTAACATCAGTGGTAACGCTGGTACAGTAACAAACGGTGTTTATAGTAGCTCATCGTATGCTAATCCTGTATGGATTACTTCACTAAGTGGTTCTAAGATTACTGGTGATATTTCAGGTAATGCAGGTACAGCAACAGCGTTAGCTACTGCCAGAAACATAAACGGTGTAGCTTTCAACGGTACTGCTGCAATTAGTGTTAACTTGAACAACAACGTTACATTTAATAATGCAGGAAATGGTTCTGCATCTGGTGCTGCTTTTAATGGTTCATCTGCTGCTACTGTTAGTTATAATACTATCGGTGCTCCCAGTACAACAGGTGCTAATGCATCTGGTACTTGGGGTATTAACGTAACAGGTAATGCTGGTTCAGTAACAAATGGTGTTTACAATAATGGTGGTACATATGGTATTAACATTAGTGGTAACGCTGCTAGTGCTAGTGCAGCTAGTACTGCTTCAAACTTTACTGCTGGTGCGTGGCAAATGTACGCATCGGGTGGTTATCTGTATTTTTACTACAATGGAAACAATGTAGCTAGATTAGATTCCTCTGGTAATTTTGTAGCAGAAGGCAATATCACAGCGTACGAGGCGGTGTAATTATGGCACTACAATCCAGCGGAGCCATATCACTGGCAAACCTTCAGTCCGAGTATGGTGGTGCAAACCCAATTAGCATATCTGAATACTATCGTAACGGTCCATACGTTCCAAACAGTATTACAACGGGTACTACGGTTACGGAAGGACCATTTTATAATTCAGGTAGTCCTGCATATGTTTGGATTGGTGGGTACGATAATACAAACGAAATTCTCCAGATTATTTGGAATGGTTCATCGTTAAATCCTTCTGGTGCAAGCGGGACATCTTGGACCTCTGGTATATATACATATTATAGAGGTGCGCAGCAGAGTGATGATGGTAAATCTAATAGGTATTATTCTGTTTCCAGAACATATGGTTCATCTACAACTACGTACGTAAACCAAAACGTCCCAACATCGGGGCAAATTTCTTTATCTCAATTCTACGGAGGTCGCAAGACATGATTACACACGACATTTACATTGATAGAATGGAAGTCGAACCATTGGTGGGTAACCTATCTAATGTAGTAGCTAAAGCTTACTGGCAAATAATTTTTACAGATGGAGAGTTTATTTCTACAGGTAGTGGAGTTACTGTATTTGATACTTCAACTATTATAGACTTTGTAGCAGTAGATCAGCTTACTGAAGAAGTTGTATCTAATTGGATACGTACTGATTTACAGAATCGTGGTTTTGAGCAAGAACTTATTGAGTATCACACAGGTGCTATTGAAGCTAAGAACGCAGCTAAAACTCTTATACAATGGGATCAACCTTTATTAGAACAAAAGACAAGACCTGCTACTGTAACTAATTTAATTCGGGTTTAATATGAAACAATCTAATAATAGATATGGTAACTTTAATATTTATACTTGTGAATTAAATACTGGTGAACAATTAATTTTTTCTGTAAATGACCCCAATAATGAATTAGCAGCTCTAGTTAATGTTTCTTTATTGCTTTCTGGAAAATGCGATATAAAAATAACAGGATCAATTTTATCTGATAATAAAGTAACACCTTTTGAACATAATGATATTTTATTATCTCTTATTGGGTTAGATACTTTTCGTTTATATAGTACATGGATTGGCAGTGCAGATGTTCGATTGACAGCTAAAGAACCTACTGTTTATTTTTGTGTTAACTCAAATAAAAAGAAATTAAAGTATAGAATTGAGACTACAGGTCAAACAAAAGAATCGGATGATGTTTTAATCTACTCAGTACCACTCACAGATAAAGTAATAGTAGTAGAAAATAACCCTTGATTATAATCAACACTAATGATATAATAGTTTATTACATAGGTCACCTTCGGGTGGCCTATTTTCATTATATCCTTAAGTAGTCTGAAAGAGCGTTTATGTCAGAACAAATCGAACACCGTGTTATTAAGCTAGAATTAAAAGTAGATGATCATGCTAATGAGTTGAAGAAACTTCAGGATATTTCTACCGATCTTCGCAACTCTTTATCTGGTATTGAAAAAACATTAAATCAAATCAAATATCTTGCTATGGGTGCAGTATTAGTAGTACTAACTCAATCAATGGGTATTACTAATGTACTTAAATTGATAGTAGGGTTATAAACAAAGGAGTAACTCATGTTACCACTAATTGCTGGAATTGTAAGTTCTCTACTCGCAAATAATTTACCTAAGTTAGCACAAGCTGTTGTAGACAAAGGAATAGATTATGTAGAGGAAAAAACAGGAGTAAAGCTAGAACCTGATATGTCTGCTGAAAAGATTGCAGAGTTAAAACTGGCAGCTATGAAACACGAAGAATTCGTAGAAGAACAACACAATAAAAATACAGCAAGTGCAAGAGACATGAATGCTCGTATTCAAGAATCTACTGCAGGTAGCACCTTAGCTAAAAACGCAGCTTACATCTTAGATTTCATCATCGTAAGTGCTGCAGTAATTGTATCTTGGTTAGCATTCTTTAAAGGTGTACCTGCTGAAAATAAAGAAATTGTATACATGGCGTTAGGCTCCCTATGGACTTTGACAGGTACTATCATCAATTTTCACAGAGGTAGTAGTCGCAATTCTCAGCTAAAAGATGCAACCATTGAAAAGTTAACAAAATGAAATTATCTCAAAATTTTAACTTAGATGAGTTTGTGCAATCTGAATCAGCTAAAAGACTTGGTATTTCCAATGAACCAACACCAGAAGTTATTGCCAATCTACAACTGCTAGTAACAAACGTCTTGCAACCGCTTAGAACGGCTCTAGGACGCTCAATAAGAGTTACCAGTGGCTACCGTAGTCCTGCAGTAAATAAAGCCGTAGGGGGCGTTAAATCAAGCCAGCACAGTGAAGGTAAAGCCGTAGATATCGTAGTTGACGGTATGCATCCTCACGATGTTGTGCAGTTTCTACTAGAAATGAATATTGAGTTTGATCAAGCTATTCAAGAGTTCGGTCAATGGGTTCACCTTAGTTATGATTTACACAGTAATCGTGAGCAAGTACTAACCGCTAAAAAGATTGATGGTAAAACTAGATATCTATCTGGATTATTTAAATAAAAGAAAACCCCGTAAGTTCCAACTAAGGAGCCTACGGGGTATTTTTACGTCTGTACTTTACGCAACAAACTCTTTCAATTGATCACTATTCATGTAACCAGACCTGCGCTTTACAACTTGATTTTCATCCATGAGAAGTACTGTAGGTACTCCACGAATGTCATATTCAGTTGTAGAAGTTGGATCAGCATCAATGTCTACAGTTTCTACAGGGATACCGAGATCAGTATCTTGTAGGGTTTTACTGAGCATCTTGCACGGTGAACACCAATGCGCTTTAAATACTACTAGTTTTTTCATATATTCCTTTCGTGATTGTGAAATCTAATTATAGCAGAAGGAGTAGTTATTGTCTTGCAAACAATACAACAACATCTAATACTATTGGGGTTATTTTCCTTCATTCTAATTGATGCTTTTTCTAAAGTTATATCAGAATTTCTGGTTGAGGCATGTTTTCCGCTATGATGCAATAACAATTTACTTTGCCTAACTTTTTCTGAGATTTCTTTGTTAAACATAGGATTACGTTCTAACATCAATCGGGAGGCATCTGGTCGTTTCTTTCCATACATTGGATTGTTAACTCCTGCAGTATTTACTCCAAACTGTCCATCTGGAATTGCATTTGCTTTATTGATATACAAAGTGTTATTCGATACACCAATCAGTTTGTGCAATTTATTTTCTTTTTCCAATGCTTCTTTTCTTGTGTTGTGTTTACTCAGTATGATTGTTCTGAATAATTTAGGATTATCTTTTAACTCTGATTTCCAAATAGATTTATATTCTATAGAAGAAACAGAACCTCTGTAACCAGAATTGATCTTAGCTACAGAGGTAGACCCTACGTAAAAAGGAGGTAAGTTGTTACCACTGTATATCGTAAGGTAAGTACAGAACATTACTGACAAGCCTCGCAACCATCACCTTTACTAGCTTGTACACCAGCTTGAGTATAAATGTAATACAACGCTAAGATATTAGGGTCACGGAAAGCTTCAGCGTGAACTTCAGCAATCCAAGCAGGGTCTTCATCTGCTGCAAAGAACAGATTTAGTGACTGCCATTGATCAATATACATACTACGTGCAGATGCTAATCTTAACACAGCTTTCTGGTTGATTTCAAAGGCTGTTTTGAAAATCTCTTTCTCATCTGCCGTTAACCACTCTACGTGCTGTACCGATCCTTGCTTATCTGTAATCTCTTGAACATGTTTCTTGGTGTAGACACCTTTCTTTTTCATTAGCTCAAGTAGTACAGGATTCAAACGATCAATCTCACCAGCAGAAGTTGTCTGATTATAACTCATAGCTGGATCAGGGTTAATACCTTCTGATACACCACCCATTAGTAAAGCAGTAGATTTAGTAGGTGCAATAGCAATCAGGTGCGTATTACGAATACCATAACCTTTACACCACTCTGGTTCACCTAAGATTACAGCCATTTCTTTAGTAGCATTTTGTGCTTGCTTCCAAATTACCATCTGAATCTCTT